CAGGTATCTCTACCTCGTTAGCTTCAAACTTAGGAACCCACCAAACCCTAATGTTTGTCCACTTCCCTCCTTCTGTCTTCACCTTATACTGTCCGTGGCAGCTTTGATTTCCATTCAGATCTTTTAGTCTCTGTTGGATTTGTGGTCTGTTGTACAAGGTAAATCCTCTCTGTCGTAAAAACTCCTGTAACCCCTTCATCGTAAAGTAAGTGAAGTTGTCTTCCGTCCAAGGCTTGCCCATAGACAACTCTTCTGGAAACTTGGCTCTAATCCTACTCATACAGAACATCTCAAGAAGTTCTTTAAACTGGCCTACACTCGTTAGTTCCTCTGACACCTCGATGTGTGTCGCATTGTTAAGTAACGAATTAACAATAGGTTGCCACTCCGTAGGTTTTGCTAATGGTGGCATAAAGTTTATCTGCTCCATGCAAGCCCTTTGGAACTGTAATGGCATCTGTAATTGCTCTGTTGTAATCTCTAAACGTTTGCCGTCTACATCTAAGAAATACAATCGAGGCTCGGACAAAAGTATCGTTAGCCCACCAATTTGAGGTGTGGCATCTGCATCACCAATACCAAACGTGCGTGTCTTACACATCGCTTTGTTACAATGACTAGACATCGGCTCGTCTTTGCAAGTGTAAAGATATTCTTTTTTATCTATCTGTTTTTGTAGTCCGACAATCTCATTGGCTGGAAGAGGCGGAACGCAATGCTTCTGGTTCAGCTCTTCGTGTTTATCTTTCCATGTATCTGGGAACTTCCTCTTTAGGTATAGTCCGCCGTTAAACATCACCTTGTTCCTCGTACCCTCTGGTATGCCCATAGAAAAAAACATCTGTAAACATGGTGGTGCATCTGAAAACTGCTCTCGTTGTGTACCAAAATCTATCTTCTCTAAGCTCGATACTGTCGTCTTTCTCTTGTCTACCTCATCAAGGAACTCTTCCAAAGTCATGTCGTCGCCATTGTCCTTGAACGCATAACGAACAGTGTTCGCTTGGTCAAAGTACGGTAGGTTAATAAAGTTACCTACATCTCCACGCTCGGCAAGAATACGATCTTGTTTGGGGAAGATTTCACATCCCGCGTAACCTAAAGCTGCAGACATCTCGCCTAAATAATCTCGGATCTCGGACGCACTCGTTTCTGTCTTCATAAACAAAAACAAATGTGCACCTCCGCTCTTCGATCTGCAAACAACCAATGGTAACTTTAACTTACGACACTTCTTTAAAACTTCGAGGTGGTCTATGGGATAGGTGTCTATGTCTAGCACACCAAAATTGCACAGGTTCTTATCATTTATTGGTATTGACCCAACGCCCTTTGTTCCCTTTAAATGCTCCTCGATTAAATCCTTTGTTAACGGTTGCTTGACTATGTAGCTTTTTGCATCTGTCTTGCCGTTACGTCTCGTTTTACCTATCGTTGTCTGTCCATGAGCAAGGTCTGAACCTCTAAATGCCGCTTTAAAACGGTCTGTCAAAGACATATGTTTCTCCGTAAAAAAGAGGAGAGCCTCAGAAAGACCCTCCTCGTGTTAATTAAAAGGGTGCTTCTTCTTTATCATCGTGATCCTCGACTACCGCCTTGGCTTCACCCTTTTGAATTGACTTACGGAAATTAATTGCTTCCTGTAGCAATGCTTCATCGTCTATCATTTTTACTTTCTCGACAGACCAATTGTACCAAGTACCCATGTCATTGCTTTGCTCGACAGTTGTTAACCGCCAAACAGTGCCAAATAACGCTGGCGTTTTAAGAACGCCTTGTGCATCTTTGACCTTTAGCATTGCAATTTGTGTCTTCCATCTTCGAGACACGGATAGTTGGGTTGATTTCATATCAACAATTACGGGCTGATATAGTCCATCCGAACCTATAAGCATACAGTAGTGTTGATCACTCTTCACTAACTCATTGCCGTTAGGTAGGATTTCCTTACCACCTGTTCTTGTCGCCCTGGCGATATTTGGATCGTCAGCAGATAACTCGCCAACGAAACCACCACCGCCCTGATCACGAGGTATAAACTCCAAGTACTTTGTTTGTTGTAAACACGGTACAACCTCGAAGCCTTCCTCGCCGTTCCAGTAATCCCCAGTTACTGTATTAAACGCATCACCTTGAGACGCTCCCTTTATAAAAGCAGAGTCATTCTTCTTAATCTGTGGTGACAGAGCCTGTATTACGCGAACGAATGGTATCTGTAATTCAGAGGTATCATAATCAACCCCTTCTCCAGATAACAAGTCGCTCATCAAACTTGCAGGTAAAGTTTCTTTCTTCGTAGTAAGTTCCGACATTATGATTTCCTCCTTACATCAGCAGTTCGAGCCACAAAAGCACCGAACAAGTCGAGATCTATTGGTTCGCCATTCTCCACTCTCTCGCGGACAAAAGCTTTTAAAGTCATTGCATGAATGTGCGTCTTTGATTCTGGATGAAAACCTTTGTTCTCAAGATCAACCATTAATGATCCTGCAACATTGTCCTCCCCTCGACCAAAAGACAGAACGACATCGTTCTTTATAATGTCGTCCAGACCGTTTTCACGAAGCCAATTAAATGCTTCCTCGCGCCGATCCTTGGGTATGCTTGCAGAAACAAATGGCTTTAACGTCACCGTTGCTCCCTCCACATCTACGCGCTCGATGCCCATTTCATCCATAACTTGTGGAATCATATCAATGGATAGTCGTTGCTTTTCCGCCTTGAGCTGTTTCAATGCCTCTTCAGTCTTTAAAATATCTGAAGCTACATCGTTGAGCTTTGTTACCAAGTTGGATAATTGTTTCCCGGTTTGCGTATCGACTTTATCTAGTGTCGAGGCTTCCGCGAACATTGTTTCTTCAAAAATATCTGTCTTCATGACAAGTACATCCTCTTCAGGTTTAAGTTGACGGCATCTTATGAATACCGTATGGTGACTCTATCGGAGGATATAGATGAAAGTCAACAACAAATTTAAAACTAAACCATATCGACACCAAGAAGAGGCATATCAAAAGAGCGAAAACGAGACAGCATTTGCCTATCTGATGGAAATGGGTACTGGTAAGTCAAAATCCCTGTTAGATGACATTGCAAGACTTTACTCCGAAAAGCAAATAGATTTTGCAATTATTATAGCTCCCAAAGGCGTGTATCGTAATTGGCTTGAACTAGAGATCCCCGCGCACTTCTGGGACGATCTACCTGTTAGTGTGTCCAGTTGGCAGTCACCAATGACCAAAGGACGCAAACAAGAGATTAAAGAAATGTGTGCCGCCACAAATAAGATGAAAGTGTTTGTTATGAACGTTGAAGCTTTTTCCTCGATCCGTGGACGCGAGGCGGGTGAATGGTTCGGGAGAAAGTTCGGGGCTAATGGTTTAATAGCAGTTGATGAATCAACCACGATCAAAAATCATAAGGCCAAACGAACCAAGGCTCTGATTAAATTATCAAAGAGTTTTAGGTATAAAAGAATATTAACTGGATCCCCGGTTACAAACTCACCGCTTGATCTCTTTGCACAATGCGAGTTCTTAGGTGCACAGATGCTAGGGTTTAGTTCGTTCTATGCTTTCCAAGCTCGGTACGCTATACTCAAAAATGTAAAGATGGGCACTAAGTCCTTCAATCAAATAGTCGGGTTTAGGCACATCGAGGAGTTAACCAAGAAACTTGAAGCATTTAGTTTTCGGGTTCTAAAGGATCAATGTCTTGATTTGCCAGAAAAAATATACACCGCCAGGTATGTTTCCATGACAAAAGAACAACTCGATATGTACACACGCATACAGAAACAAGCACTTCTGCTCTTGGACAACGGCGATTTAGTCACAACACCTGCGGTCATTACGCAAATGCTTCGGCTGCAACAGATACTTTCGGGGCACTTAAAAACAGATGATGGAGAGATTATCTCCTTCCCGACCCAACGCTTGGACGCACTGCTTGATATATGTCATGAGAGTTCGGGGAAAATAATTATCTGGTCTAGGTTTAGATACGATATTATCTCTATCACAGAAACATTAAAGAAAGTTTTCGGGGAAAGATCTACAGCATCTTTTTTCGGGGATACATCAGAGGACGAAAGACAAAGAATTATCCGGGAGTTTCAATCAGAAAGTTCGGGGCTTAGATTTTTTGTAGGGAACCCTGCAACCGCAGGTCGTGGCCTAACGCTGACAAGGGCCAGCACAGTCGTTTATTATACAAACGATTTTAATCTTGAAACCCGTGCTCAATCAGAAGATCGTGCACATAGAATTAGTCAGCATAACCCTGTCACCTATATAGATTTAGTTTGCGAGGGCACAATCGACGAGAAGATCGTAAAAGCTCTAACAGGTAAAATAAAAATGAGTGCAAATGTATTAGGAGAGAATGTAAGAAAATGGCTGAAGTTAGACCCCAAATCAAAAGCAGCGTAGACGTTATCGTCGAATATAAAAAAGGAAACATGGGAAAGGATCAAGCGATTCAAAGATTTGCCGCCCTGACAGGTTTGTCATGGGAGTTGGCTACCTCGTTCATCGAACCCCTGTCAAAAAGAAATGTTGTCAAGTTTCCCGGTAAGACAGAAAAATGAGTCTTTGTTCAGATTGCAGACAAGAGTTTGCTATTTCGAACAAAAAGAGATGTGCTCGATGTAATGAAAAATATATTTGCATGGCACAATGGAGACAGAGGGGCGTTCCTCAAGGAAAAATTAGTGCCCACCTTACTCCCGAAGTAGTGGAATGGCTTTGCGAACAGGCAGGTAAAAGCCAAGTAGACATGGCAACGATTGTTAGTGCCATAGTAGTAGATGCCTATTATGATGAGGTAGAAGATGGAAAATACAATTCAAAAAAGAATTGATCGTCTCCAGGATTTAATAAAAATTGAAAAAGAACTTGGACGTAAAAACGAAAGAGCAATCTCAATGTTCAGAGGTGAGATAATTCATTTATATAAATTGTTGTTGGAAAAAACCCCTAGCGTTGAAAGCTAGGGGTCAATTTAAAAGGGTGGCTCTTCATTGGGCACGGTAGGCGTCCAAGCCTGATGCCGTACCCTTTGAAAATTTGACTTAGTTCGTACCTCGTGCCCGAACATTTGAACAAGAAATACTTTTAAGTTGTCTGACCAAATCATTGATTATTAAGTTTCCAAGTATCGTAATACTTATCCAAAATAATCTTGAGCTGACGTGTAAAAGTCCTTTGCTCATGATCAGATATCTCCCTTAGTTTGTCGTGCGTCTCTTTTAACAAGCCCACGTTCTTAAATTCTGCTAATTGTTTGTTCGCCATTGTTTCCTCCTTTGCGATAAGTTATTTAGCCCAACAATAAGTTACCTTACCGTTGCAAGTAACAGTCGTCCATTACTATTTTTTTGTTCTTAGGTAGCCCATACAAGCGTTTTCGTACAAGCCACCCCTCACATTCTTGCTTACTTCTAAAAGTTTCTTCAAACATAACTGTAGGACAAGTCACGTCTCCGTTCTCAAGCACGCACACAAGTGCCATTGCCTTCCAAATCATAGTTGCTCCTTTATCGCCAAGCCAATATTCATGGCAATTTGTGGCACAATCGCGTTGCCTAGTCCTTTAATTCTGTCCACCCTTTTGGGTATCCCATGAGCCACTCTACGAACATTGGGTTCAACTGCCCACCAGTCTTCTCCTGATTGTCCGTATGTTGAACTGCCACGTCCAGACTGTCCCACGAAACTTTGCCGTTCCGAACCCGACCGCCCTGATAACCGCCCTTGTGATCCCTCGCCACTGGAGTTGGCCACATTCTCACCGCTCCTCCCAATGTCGTGCCCCTCTTCGTTCCAATTGTTTTGCCTTCCCCTTGAACTTGAGGATTGTCTTGCGTTGTTGGTGTCGGCCACATCTTCACTGACGTGGACAAACTCATCTGGTTTGCCGTGTCCATGTTCTTGTAATCCGAGGATAGTGGTGTCGGCCACATTCTTATTGGGTTCTTGGATAGGCTGTCGTTGACTGCCGCTCCTATGTTCCATCCGTGAGTGCCGTCCTTGTGACTTGGTGCTACTCCCGTTCCGCCCGTCATCGCTGTTGGTGTCGGCCAAAGTGACATCGTCTTCTCGTCCACTTGCTCCCGAAGATTGCTTGGCTTGGATCTGCCCTTGCGATGCCCCTCTTGCATCTTCCGCGTTGCTTCCTCGGATCTTTGAGGTAGATGATCCATCGTGTTCGGCGTAGCCCACAATCCAGAGTCTGTCTCTTTTATGGGGAGCATTGACGCCGCAAGCTGGAACAACAAACGTCCGCGTGGCGTAGCCTTCGCTTTCCAAGTCAGCGAGCACTTGGTCGAGACCCATTGCGATGTGACCATAAACGTTTTCGAAAACGCACCAAGTGGGTCTTTTTTGTGTAACAATTCTAAAGATGTACGGCCAGATGTGGCGGTCATCTTCTGTGCCTTTTTGCTTTCCCGCGACAGAGAATGGCTGGCACGGATATCCCGCCGTGAGGATATCACAGTCTGGAACAAGTCTTTCTGGGTCATTAGCTAACTCCTTTACATCTGTAGCTATTGGTACATTTGGAAAATTCTTTGCGAGTATCTTACGACACCAAGGCTCGGTGTCGCAAAATAATATGGGGGTGGACAACTGTGCCCACTCAAAACCGAGACTAAAGCCCCCGATCCCCGAACATAGATCAACGTGTCTGAGCATCATCGTTTATAAACTCAAAGCTATCGGTTTTTACCCACATTGAGACTAAAGTTAGTCCATTAACGTTTTTACATAAAACATTACCAGTTTTTTCAGAGTTCTTAAACTTAACTAAAGATTTATCTACCTCATTGATTTCTTCATAATAGTCTCTTGGAGTGACATCCATCCAATAAGGTTTGGTTATAAACTCTCTGGTGACAATACTGTTCTCAAGCGTATCTATAAACCTATGGTACGCAATCTCTTCAGCTTGCTCCAAGGTCTCCGCTTCAATCCCATCGTAATACCGAGAAACTAAATGCTTACAACAATTCTGGTTCATCTCTACTTTAATGTTCCACTCGCTCATCGGAACTTATCCGCGATAAAGAAGTCCAAGAAACTTTCCGTGATGGTGGGTTCTTTCTTGAGCTTCAATCCAGATGTCAAAACTGCGTGTAAGGATACAAAGGGATCAGAGTTTTTCTGTGTTCTTTGATAAAGAATATAATTCAACTGATTATCGGTTAGCTTTAACTTCTTGGCTATAGCCTTGTTTGAAAGCTCACCGTTAAACGCTAAGTCGTGAGCCTGATCAACTAATTTTTGTGAATGTTTCATCTTAAAATCCTCCAATATCATCATCTAAATAACCGCAAAACATATCGCTCTCATCTCGGTAAAACCAACGAAAAGTAAAACCTTTAAACATCGACTTTAGTTTCACGGCGATTGGGGTAGGAGCTGACCACGCAGTGTCAAAGATAAATCCTACATCATTTTCATCATCCCAATCAACTGTCGTATTACAACTGTTCCATTTAGTTCCCCAGTTCTCGCAACTCCAATCATACCAATTAGGTTTTTCTCTGTCTTTATAACCTAACGAACCTCTGGGATTAATCTCCTTTGGCATCGGAACAATGTTGTTAAAGTCAAACGGATTGTCGTCTGACGTTACGAGCTTCATGAACCTATCCTTATCGTGGCTCATATCGAAGTTAAACACCACTTCATTTGTAACAAAATTAGGCATAGCTTTCTCCTTTCAATTTAAATTATACCTACACGACACCCTCGTAAGGGTGCCGACTAGAGATAACTTTACAGTTCCTCCATTTGTTTCTGGATTGAATGAACAACTCTTTGAATTGTAGTTTCTTCATCAATCGTTTTTGCGGTTTTAAGAAAAGTGTCCAACGTCTTCTCGGCAATATCTTTGCACTCATCCAAGGCTTCCGTGTAGCCTTCAATCATCGCGTCTTTTAAATCTGGTCTATACATCATTCCTCCAATCATCCTCATCACGCTTGTATTTCAAACCGCTATCCGTAATCGCATCTAGCATCATTAAAATGCCCGACATCTCATTAGGTGCACAGTCCATACACATTTTCGCAATAAAGCTCGTAACAAAATGAGCAAAATCTGGAACACCGAACTCATCAGAATACTTCTCACACAAATCCAAAAGATCCATGTACAACTTCTCTTCTATGTCATCAGTCATGCCTTAATCTCCTTCTTGCACTCATACATTTTCTGTAACGCATTCTCTATCTCATGCTCGTACATATCCATTTGTACGCCATGAAATATATCAATGTTCAATGAACCGTGCTTCTCTTCCCACGAACCTCTGTCCATGTGAGTAGCATCTTCCTCCATGTCCATTAACCATGCTTTCATTCTACCCATAATCTTGATCCTCCAATCCTAAACTTTCTTTAATCCTCGCCATCGCAAAACAAATATCGTCCCACTCAGAGTCATTCATTACATCACCCTCTGGAATACTGTCCTCGCGATATGTCCACAAAGCGTTCCAAATCGTGTCTAACCACCTACGCTCATCAGGCGTTTTTATTACTGTTATCTTGACCATATTACACCTCCGCTGATTTAATCTTGGATACCGCATCATCAAACGATAGCTCATTTAAAAATGTGACGTTCTTTAGATCATCACGAGCTTCGCGTATCTTGTCGTAGATACTAGGCTCTGGCTTCACCCTCTTAGGGAAAGATAAAATATCTCCCTTGTCATCCAAAAAACAAACTTGCTTCAGAACCTTCTTGTAATGCTTGGCTTCAAGATGCTCCTCTAACAATGTATGACAAGCAAGCTCTATACTGCCATTGATCCACGTATCTTTAAAACCTTTGAATTTGTAGGCTTCACGGCAATACTCTCTCAACTCACCATACTTAGATGGAAAGTCGCCCTTGAACCTTGGATCTTGGTCATCGCGATCTGCACCACCACGACCCTCATTAGAAACCATGAGAAACGGATCTCCGTCCACGTACAATACAGCATCGTAACACTGTGTCTCTTCTGACGCCCAATTAGCGTGCTTAATGTTTTTGAGTTCTAGTTTCATTTTCTATCCTTTCATAAATGATACTTATTTATGGCACAAATCCTTGCGGAGTACAAGCGTGTTGTGCGTTATACGTGTAGTACAGAGAAAGTGGCTGATAGTAAGGAAACAGGAAAGTTGTACCATTTGTCCCACGAGTTGCATTATAACACTTCTAGCTGAAAAAAAAAAAATAAAAAAAAATAAAATATGAAGTGTTACAAGTGTTACAAGTGTTACAAAACAGAGGTTCAGCCTTATATACTTAGAAACTGATTTGTCCCACTTCTATGCCATTTGTCCCATTTGTCCCACTTCTTTGACGTATTAGAACATTTTTTACTTGGTGAAAATTTTGTTTTTGCCTTATTTGTCCCACTTCTATATATAGAAACTCATGGTAACACGAACTAAAAATACCATTTCAAGGGACGTCGAGGAACAACATGGACGTAAACTAACGAACCGACAAAAGGAGTTCGCTAGGTATTATGTTGAGGGTATCTACTCTAACGCGGAATGTGCGCGGAAATCCGGGTATAGCCCAAAAGTGGCAAAAGTATCTGCAAGCATTTTGTTAAGTGGCAAAAAGTATCCGCACGTTGTTGAGTATATTACTGAACTCCGACAGGAAAGAGAGCGACGATATGGCGTTACAATCATTGGTCAATTAAAGCGTTTACATGAACTGTCTGTTGGAGCTGAAGAAGCTGGTCAATTTTCGTCTGCTATTAATGCTGAAAAGATACGTTCTGCACTTGGCGGTTTAACTGTAGATAGACGCGAAAATATCCATTCGTTAGACGATCTTTCTCGTGAAGATATCACCGCAAGATTAGCCCAACTTCAAAAACAATATCCCCAAGCATTCATCGAGGGCGAGTATACTGAGGTAAAAGATGTCAACACCAGAAGCGAACTTTTGGAAGACAATCAAGAAAAATCTACCGCCTAAAGCCTTTGCAACACGCATAGAAAATCGCCATGGTGGCGGAATACCCGATGTGCATATTATATGGGATAATCTACCTTTTTGGTTAGAACTAAAAATAACTAAAGCTAACGCCGTAAATCTATCTCCGCATCAAATCGCGTGGAATACTGCATATTCCCACAGGGGAGGGTTAAATTTTATCTTAGTAAAGAGGGTCGGGGAGCGAGGTCTATTTTTATTTGAGGGTGGTCGGGCGTCCGAGGTTAAAGAACAAGGACTGAAACTAAAACCATTGTTTCAAGGTTCGGGCTTCGAGGATCTCTGGTCCACGATCCGGGGACAACCCCTGGCCCCTGCCCTGGCCCAGTCTATTCGGGTTTCGGGGATTTCGGGTTCGGGATAATTCGGGCTTTCGGGGTTGGGGTCTTGGAGCGTTAACCAGAACCATAACTAGAAAGGATAGTATTGTGGAAATGTTATGATCCTGGTAACGCTGCTAGGCTCATCAACCTGGGATCAGTATACCCCGGCGCGAACGCCGGGGCAAGTTTTTATTCTTTAATAAAGATCCAATTTCCCCCGTCACAATGAACCGCCCATTTTCCTCGGTCTAATGTCGCAACAAAAGGTTCTTGATTAATCTTTCCATAAAAGCTTTTTATAAATTCTTCTTCTAATGGATTAAAACAATCTGACCAACAAATTCTCGCTTCGTTAGCAATATAAAGAATTTGTTTGAACGTATCAAAATTTAGATCTTTAACGGTTTCTTTTTTTGTGTGGATAGTGACGAAGAACCCCCCGTCACTACCGATATTATTTGGAATTGTGAAAACAGTTCCCGAGCTCTCGATTGCAATGCTTGCGATATCGGAACAAATTTCTTTTTTAATCATCATTATTTACCACGCCGTGGTGAATAGGTGATATCATCTAACTCACCTGTGCAAAATGCGGTGCCCGTTGTCGCTAGTTTTCTAATTTTCTTTGCATTGTGAACAAGCCATTGTTCACCATCGCGTTGCGATACGCCAAAACAACTGTAACCTAGAATATCTAAAACGCCGTTAATGCGCTCTCTAGTTGTTACAGTAGGCCAGTTTCTAAAAGAGAATTGCACGTCATCGTTCCCCCCTTTCCACGCTATACAATGACCATGCAATAAAACGTTTTCGCCGTCGGTTGACGTTCTGGCCGCATGAGCTGGAACGCCACGCAAAAAAGCAGTTGCGATTTTTAAAGTTTCTTTTCTCATATCAAAAATCCCATTCTATATGATCGCGCACGGCGTCAAGGTTGCCAATCGCGTAGTTAAATTCAATATTGGGGTTTTCCATAGCAATTGACGGCTCAATGCACGCCTCGCCACATATTGTGAGAAATTCAAATCTTTTCTCTATTTCGCGCCTAGTCGCGCTTTTGTGATCTAGTTCTAAAGTATCCATTTTTTTATCCTTTCCTAATAAATACTAAGTATAGACTGCAATATTTTGCATAGTAATGCAAGTAAATAATTTCGGTTATTTTAAATATAATTCGGGTTTTCGGGGTTCGGGGTTTTCGGGTTCCAGGCACTCCAGGCCTGGCGGCCTCTTATAGTTATAACTATAACTATATAATATATTCTGTAAATATCGAGGGAATAAAAAAGGGCGTTGGTCGACCAACGCCCGGTATCTCATCAATAGCCGCTGTTTTCTCCAAAGTCATAAATGTCAAAAGTATACGACCCTTTAGAACTGCAATAACTTACTACTTCTTGCTCTAAAACAATATTATAAATCTCGTTTATACTGTCATCTATCGTACCATCTTTAACGCCCCTTGCGTAAGCTTGAGCTGATTGCATTGTCATATTCATTTTATCCCTCCAATAATGAAAAATGGGCGCGTTACGCGCCCATTAGTTTTACTTTTCGTTAGCAATTTTTAACTCTGGTTCATAGATCCTACCATGATCGTTATTGTTAAACGCTTGCACAATATCGTTAAGTAGTTTCTGATACCTAGGGCGCCTATAGTTTTCGCCGTGCTCATATGCAATTGAAAGCGCATCAACTAATAAAGCGCCGTCTGTTTGGTCTAACTCAACCTCTACTACTACCTCTGTTGTATATTTGTATTTCATGATAAAATCCTTTCTATATGTTAATCATGTAAGAATAGACTGCACTATTTACGTGTAGAATGCAACAATTAATTGCAGTAAATATCATTTAATTTCGGGTGAATTTTTGGTGGTTCGGATTCGGGTTCGGGCTTTCGGGCTTCTATTTAAACCAGAACTTGACGCGCTCTTTATAGTAATAACCATTACTATAATATATTGTATTATCGAGTTGGACGGCCAACTTGGATTAATGGACACCAGCTCGTTGCCAGTGTCCATTCAGCTATTAACTATTTTTTTATGATATCTCTTCAAAGACACTTGTTAAAAATTCATCATCATTCTTAAATGAAAACCTATATTCTGAGTCATAACGATGCGTTTCTTTAACCTTGTCACGGTAGTAAATTACTACCGTGTCCAAAGTTCCATCGTCGCCAATCCAAATATCAGGACTACATGAAGCATAAAAACTCATGAGTTTTTCCAATTGTGATGAATTAACGCTGTTAAAAACTTTGCGTCATTACCGCAATCATATAACCATTGGTTTAGGCCTTGAATTACTTTATCAGTTTCTTTTTTCTCCGCTTCGACACCATGCGCTTGGCGTAGTAGTAATTGAACCGCACGTTCAATCAATTTGTATTGATGGATTTTATCTGATATTTCACTGTAATTTTTCATGTTCTATCCTTTCAAAATAGAGGTTAATATCAAGGTGAGCACTCTTGCGAATGCTCACTCAGCTATTAACTATGCCACTGTCTGAAATATTTATTAAGATCATATTCTTTAGGTTTAACTTTTTTTGTACTGACAATGTGCAATGTCATATTGCCCTTGTCTTGAGCTAGGCGATCAACGTCCTTATGCTTTCTAGTACACAAGTTCTTTAACATATTTGTAGCGTCCCAATCTGATTGTACACCATCATTAAACTGAGTGCTTATAATCTCAACCAATGCTTCAAGAACTAAAGCTTTGTTATCATTCGTGGCAATCTTAGTAACTGCATTTGTCATTTGTCTTTTACTTATTGGCATGGTCTATCCTTTCTAATGATTTCCATACTACAGTATGGTCACAAGCTGCTTGCAATGTCAACAAGTATTTGTTGATTAATGCAATTAATCTATGTCAACTGTGACGTAACGTCACTTATTATTATGACGTAACGTAACGTTCACCTTATGTTCCAGACCCCTACTACCTCTCAGATCCTTGCAGATGTCCACAGGCTAGGGGTTACTTGGGGCAAGTGGGTCGGGTCACGGCCAGGGTCAGGCCCCCCACACCCCCTTAAAATCGGGCGGCCGCTTCCGTCCCGCCCTCCCACCCTAGATGAATAAATTCATTTGGAGATATTTTCATTTGGAGACCCCTACCCCCTTTGACCCCCCGCCCCTGTTCCCAGGATCGAGGTCCAGGAGTCCCTACCCCCAAAAATTATTGCAAATATATTTTCATTTGGGTATATATTGTTATAGGAGGATATTTTCATTTGGCCTATGAACTTCCAAAGGGAAATGTGTTGCTCTCGGTTAGTGGAGGGCGCACCAGCGGATATATGTTGCATAAGGTATTGGAAGCGAATGGTGATTTACCAGATCGTTGTAAGGTTCTTTTTGCGAACACGGGACGCGAGATGCCAGAGACATTGGACTTTGTTCAACGGATCTCGGACACTTGGTCTGTTCCTATTACTTGGTTGGAATATACGCGACGTGATAACAAGGTTGGCTTTAATATTGTTAATCATAATTCTGCCAGTCAATCTGGTGAGCCTTTTGATACTTTGATCTATAAGCCTTTTTTACCTAATGTTGCCAAGAGGTTTTGTACTGAGGAGTTAAAGGTACGCACGATGAAGCGTTATTTAGTGTCTTGTGGTTGGAAACGTTGGATTAATACGATTGGTATTCGAGCGGACGAGCGGCACAGGGTCAAAGAATCAAGGGACAACCGTTGGATAAACTGGTATCCTTTGTACGAGGGCGGAGATACGAATGAAGATGTCATGTCTTTTTGGAAGCGTCATTCTTTTGATTTAGAGATTATGAAGGGTGCTGGTAATTGTGATGGTTGTTTTTTAAAGAGCGAGGCGACATTAGCTGCTATGTTCCGGGAGCATCCTGATCGTATGGCGTGGTGGTCGGCGATGGAGAAGAAGATTGGGACGACATTTCACAAGAGCCGTAGTTACTCGGACATTGGATCTTTTGTTGAGCGTCAAGGTTCTTTTATCTTTGACGATGAGTCTTTTCTTTGTCAGGCAGATGATGGGGAGTGCACGGGTTAATGGATTATAGTTTATTGGGAGTGCACGGGTTAATGGATTATAGTTTATTGGGAGAGGTTTGCGAGTTAGTTGCGGATCGTGATTATTATCACCGCCGTGGGATATTTTTGTTTTACAATTCTATTGTTCCTTCGATCCGGGAGAAGAAGTTTTTTGTTCTCAGGCGCGATGGTAAATTAATTGGGTTTTGCAATTATGCGTTTATGACGCGAGAGGAGATAGACGAGGACTTTTATAATGGTGAAGAAGTTTTTTGTCGAAATGACGGAAAGATCTTGCATTTTTGTACACTTGTGTGTGACTCTGGTCCCAAGGATGTTTTGAAATTCACGCGCTATATACAAGATCAGATTTCTAAGTTATATAGGGATGAGGATTTAGAAATTAGTGCGACAAGATTTTATGCACGGGGATCTCGTCGTCTTTGGAAGGCGGGCAAGAGCTATAGGAGATTATGATGGTAGGCATCAATCTATTTGGATTTCGTAAATTTGAACTTCTTCGAGGTGGAGATGGCGGCGGCGGCGGTGAAGGTCCCGGCGGTGTTGATGGAGATCTAGGTGAATTTGGTGGAGCTGGAGCAGATGTAAGTGGAGCGGGCGGTACGGCTGGCACGGGCACTGGCGGTGTTGGTCCAGGAGCAGCGGATGCTTCTTTTGGAGATATTAGCGGCGTAGATGCGGCAGTTGCTACGGGTGATGCTGGAGGATTTGATTTTGGTGCAGCGGAAGCGGACGCTGGAGGATTTGATGCAGTAGATGTAGGTTTTGGAGCTGGCGACATGGGGATGTCTTCAGGCGATCTTGCTGGTTCTGATGCGTTGGGTGGACTTGGTGAGGTTGATGTAGCAAATCTTGGTTCTGATGTAGGTTTTGGTGTTTCTCCGGGACAGGCAGCGGCTCAAGTTGGCACGGGTTACGGTGGTTTGTTTGGCGGAGTGTCTGAAGATACTTTAGGCATGATAGATCCTGTAGGTGATTCCTTTGGCGCGGCGCAAGCGATGGAAGAAGGTATTGCGGCGGATGCAGCGGCTTTTGATCAAGGTATGAGCGGCTTGTTAGGTGGAGATGCTGTTTCACCTGTAGATTTTACAGCGGCTGATGCGGTTACGTCAGATGCGGCTATAAATCCAGCGGCATTGGCGGCGGCAACGGGTATTGTTGGTGCGGGTATTGCCGATCCAACAGAAACGGGCATTCAAGATCCATCAGGCATTACTGTTCTTGATGCTATGACACCTGTTGGTGTTCAAGATCCATCAGGCATTACTGTTGATACAGGTCTTACAGGTGATCTTGAAGCGTTGAGCACTTCTCCAGTTGGTATTGACGCAATAGCTTCGGTTAACGAGGCTTTGAACAATCAAAACCCTAACAACCCAGCAGCCGCAGAGTCTTTAATGGGTGCGCCAGTTGGCACGGGCATGGATGTAACAACACCTTCAGGTACTATGGGTCTTCAAGACGAAGATGTAGATATGCAGACTCAAGACTTAGGCACAGGTGTAACAGCGGCGGATCTTTATGGAACAAGTCCTCTTACGGGACAGCCAACAGTAGCGATGGATCCAGGAACAGCGCAAGCAATGACGGGCGGATCTACGACCACGACTAACAATACGGGCATGAACTTGGCCCAAGATCAAAACTCTCTTGAGGCTGCGAACCAAGCTGCGGCTATGGATGTCCTTGGTGCACAGATCGGTGCTGGAAATCTCACAGGCAATGAGGACATTGATCAGGTTAACCAAGAATTAGCTAAACAAGGCGTTCAGATAGATTCTGGTCTTCCCGGATTATTGGGAACTGGAGTTGATGCTTTAAATCAAAACTATCAGTTAAACCAGAATCAGAACATATTAACACAGTTGGCTCAAGGATCTAACGCTCCTAACACGGGTATTCTTGGAACGGGGATCGGCGCTGTAGAGAATGTTAACACATATCAGCCTGCTTATAATGCTCAAGGTCAGATAGTTGGTTCTGTTGCAACGGACGCGGCTGGAAATGCTGTGGGCGGTCCAGCTGGGATCACAACGAATGTTGTTGGTGGTATTAATGCAATGCCTGAATTATTCTCAAATGCCGCTGGCACGCAAACTTTTACAGGTGCCAATCAAGCTGTTAGTGATTTCCAAGATATGGCGGCAGCGAGTAAAAGCAGCGACGAAGGCCCGCCAGAAGATGTAACATCTGTTGATGCAAACGGTTGTGTGATTGGCGCTGAGTTTTTTGATGGTCAGAAATGTTCGCCTATTCAATCTGGAACAGGAGACGGCACTGGCGGAGGTACGGGTGGCGCATATACGCCTTATAGCTATCAGCCAGGACAAGGAACCATGCTTCGCCCAGACTTTTCTGATATGTACACTTCCAATGTTCAGTTTAACACTCTTAATCCTGGTGCAAGTAACATGAATTTCTTAAAACCAGCGGTTAATCCGTATGGAAACTTTGCTGGCGGCGGGATTGTACCGATGATGAGGAACTATCCTGTTAGATGAGCCTAGAAACAGTACCCGAAGAAGCTCTTCGTGAGATACTTTCCCTAAAACAGGCGCAAGTACGGCTCTCTGTACGCGAAGAAGCTAAAGATAAGTTCATGCCGTTTGTTCATCATGTCTATGATGGCTTTATCGAGGGGCGGCATCACCGTGTTATTGCTGAAAAGCTGGAGTTAATTGCTCAAGGTAAGCTAAAAAGGCTTATAGTGAACATGCCTCCGCGTCATTCCAAGTCAGAATTTGCTTCTTATCTTATGCCTGCGTGGTTTTTGGGTCGTAATCCGAAGTTAAAGATCATTCAGGCCACTCATAACACCGAGTTGGCTGTTAGATTTGGCCGAAAAGTGCGAGATTTGCTAGAGGATCCCCAATATAAAGACGTTTTTCCTAATTCTGAGCTAAAAGCGGACAGTAAAGCGGCTGGAAGGTGGGAAACGGAGCAAGGTGGCGAGTATTTT